CACGAGAGGGTACAAAGTATCGTTATGATTTAACATTCGAAGGTAAACAACAATACTTTAAACGAATCAATACAGGTAACGCTTCAAGTAATTACTTTCAACAAGAAAATCGATGGAGTGTGGATGGAACAATAGCACCAGGACCAATTAGAACTTGGGGTAGTTATAAGTTTATGACTACATTAATGGGTGCCGCATATACTTTAAAACTTCCCAAAATAAATAAGGGTGCTCTTAGAGTTATGATAAGTTTGAGAAAGTACATTTGTTCACAGTTTAAACCAAATGTGGCAAAAGTACTATACGATAAGTTAGGTAGTGAAAACATATTAGATTTTAGTGCAGGTTGGGGTGATAGATTAGCAGGATTCTATGGTAGTGAAAGTGGTAAGTATTATCTTGGAATAGATCCAAGAAAAGAAAACCATCCTATCTACAGAGAACAAAAAGAGTTCTATGAAAAACATAGAAATATGTTTTTTGAAGTCGATAAGGATTGTGAATTTATTGAATCCCCCGCAGAGGATGTGGACTTTAAAGTGTATGAAAATATGTTTGATACCGTATTTACATCACCACCATATTTTTCAGTAGAAAGATATAGTTATGAAGATACTCAAAGTTGGGTACGATATAAAGAAATAGATGATTGGAATAAAAACTTTTTACAGAAAACTATTGAAAATTTATGGGTTTCTATTAAGAGTGGTGGATATTTATTAGTGAATATTGCTGATGTATTTGCTAGAACTGGAACACAAAGAAATATGGTAGAGATTTGTAATCCTATGAATGATTTTTTATCAACATTTAGTGATTCAGAGTATCAAGGTTGTATTGGAATGGAAATGGCTAAACGACCAAATAGTGGTGGAGCAGGAATGGCAAGAGCATCAGATGAAAGGTTTCATGGCTCTACGATTAAGAAGGCAGAAGAAACCAAAGATAAAAGATTTTGTGAACCAATTTGGATTTGGAAAAAGTTATAATGGAAGAAATTAAAAATAGTTTATGGGTAGAAAAGTATCGGCCTTCAAACCTTGACACTTACATTGGAAATGAACATCTAAAGAGTAAGGTTAAGGTTTATCTGGAGAGTGGCGACTTACCACATCTTTTACTGTACGGAAGAGCTGGTACAGGTAAGACCACTCTCGCAAAACTACTTGTTAATAATATAGATTGTGATTATCTATATATTAATGCATCAGATGAGAATAGTGTAGAGATAGTTAGAGATAAAGTAAAGAACTTTGCCTCAACACTTGGGTTTGCAGAGATGAAGATTATCATTTTAGATGAGTGTGATTACATCACACCAAATGCACAGGCAGCACTTCGTAACTTGATGGAAACATTTAGTAAACATTGTAGATTCATTCTAACCTGCAATTTCGTAGAGAGAGTTATAGACCCAATTCAATCGAGATGTCAATCTTTTCAAATTATACCACCAGATAGGAAACAAGTTGCACTTCATGTTTCAAATATTTTACAGAATGAAAAGGTGGATGCAACAGTAGATGACATTGTAACGATAGTTAATGGTGGTTATCCAGATATAAGAAGAGTTATAAATTCTATACAACGACAAGTTGTAAATGGTAAACTTGTTATTGATGAGGGAATGGCAATACAGAATGACTACAAGAACCAAGTATTAGATATTTTAAAAACACAAGATAAAAAGAATTCGTTTAAAAACATTAGACAAGTATTGGCAGATTCCAAAATAACAGACTTTAGTGATTTATTTAGATTACTATTTGACACAGTAGATGATTGGGGTAGAGGTCATGTTGCAGAATGTATTTTAACATTAAGTCAATATCAACAAAGTGATGCTATAGTAGTGGATAAAGAGATTAATATTATGGCTATGTTCGTTGAGGTAATTGGAAAAATAAAATGAGAAAAGGATTTTGTGTAGCTCCATTCAGGAATGCAGAATTCTTTCATGATGGAAAAGTATGGCAATGTGTTTCAGGTGGATGGAGTGAGGAAGAAAAAAGATGGGTTAATGCATGGATAACTTGTGGCCCTTCTGGAAATTCTTTAGAAGATGAATGGGATGATATTTGGAATGGTGAAGTTGCACAAAAATTAAGACAATCAATGCATGATGGTGATTTTAAGTATTGTGATTCAACTGAATGTGGATTTTTAAATCGATGGTATAATGAAGATGTAGATGAAACCATATATGATAATGGATATTTTCCAATTTATGATGAGAGTACTTTTCATAAATTATGGAATGCAAAAGAAATAAATCCTAATGGTGAAGAGAAGTGGAAGAAAATTATATCTGAAAAGATGGTAAAGTTGCCGTGGGGTCCAGAATGTGTTATATTTTCACATGATAGAAGTTGTAATTTGAAATGTCCAAGTTGTAGATTAGATTATATACAGACAACGGGAAAAGAAAGAGAGAACTCAGAGAAAATACAAAAGGTAATATTGTGTGATGCTATGGATGACGCAAATGAACTTTATATTACTGCAAGTGGAGATGGATTCGGTGGAGAGTTTTGGAGAAATCTTTTAAAGTCTATTAATATGGAAAAATATCCCGATACACGAAATTTACATTTACATACAAATGCAAATGGGTGGACTAAAAAGATGTGGAATAGTTTAAGTAATTTACATGATATACCACGAATAACTGCTGAAATTAGTATTGATGCGTGTACTGAAGAAACTTATAATAAAATTAGAGTAGGTGGTAAGTGGAAAACATTACATAAGAATTTACATTTTATATTTACAGAAATACCAAATTTAGATTTTGTACGAATGACATTTGTAGTACAAGATAATAATTATAAAGAAATGGTAGGGTTTATAAAGATGTCAGATTATTTTCAGAAATTAAATAATATGAGAACGGAAGTTAATTTTATACATATAAATAATTGGGGAACTTTTACAGAAAATGTTTGGAAAACAAAAAATATAAATAATAAAAGCCATTCAGAATATAAAGATTTTATAAGTGAAATAGAAAATGTAAAATCTTTACGAAATAAATATAAAAATTTAGAAATATACACAAATATATAAAGGAGATAAAATGAGTACAAAACCACAAAGACAGTTTCAAAAACCACCACAAGCACAACCACAGGTAGATTTATCGAAAGCAGATACCGTAAGGTGTGATGATCCTGAATGTAATAATGTGTTGTTTATACAATCCACGATAATAAAAAGATTATCAGCAATTGTATCACCAACAGGAAAAGAAGCATTAGTACCGATTGATGTTTATAGTTGTGGAAATTGTGGAAAAGTTCCAAAGACAATGTTACAAGGAACTGGTTTAGATTTAGATAGTGATACATAATTTTGTATTACAAGATAGATTTAAGTAATTACGAACCAAAAGAAGTTCAAAAGTATCAAGTGGTTACAAACTACAATGATATTCATTCAGAACAAATACAAGTAATATCAGAAGAGTTGGATAACTTTAAAGATTCATTTGGAAAGGACTGGAAAGAGTGGAATTTAAAAGACCTAAGAAGTAGATTAAAAGATAATTGGACATTTTATTTAACTGAGTGTGGTTGGGCATTTATAGATTGGAATAGACAATATCCTTATTTATGTAATCGTTATATAATACCAGAATATAGAAATAAAGGATTGGGTAGTGATTTAGTATGGTTGAGATGTAATGAAATCGTTAAACAAGGGTATAATTATGCATCAATTAAATTAGAAGATTGGAATACACCAGCACTATCAGTTATGAAAGAAAATATTTTTACAGAAATAAAAGAAATATGATATTTATAAGTGTATACAAACTTCCAAATTAAGGATATAAATTATGGCAGATTATAATAAAACGATATATAGTGGTTCTTTACGAGACAAAAGTTTAGAAGTTGCTAATCTTTTTACACAGAGTGTTCATTGGGATGGAGAGCAAAACAATGAGGGTATTTTGGGTATGTATGATTGGGTGGCATCCGATGGTGATATATATTTAGCAGAAATAAATACTAATTTAAGAATGAGAAATATAGATACTAATTGGGTAGATTTTGATGCATTAAATACTTTTTTAGGTAGTGGTGGTTATAATAAACTTTGTGTTGTTTGTGATAATACTGAAGTTGGAGCAAAACCACAAGATGGATTTTTAACACATTTGAGTTCAAGTTTATCTTCTGCTGATATAGAATATGAGAAAATATTAGTAGACCCATATCCAGTTGTTATCCCAGAAATTTCTTCATCTGATGCTAATGTTTTTGTGATGAAAATATCTTATGATACTGATAATTCAATTGGTGAGTATTCAGCAAATAAATTGAGTTTTAATAATTATGTAAGCTCTTCTGGACTATATAGTTATCAACCAAGAAAATATGCAGATATACCATCAGATTTTAGTAATGGAGCAGGTGTTCCAGATGTTGTGGTGAAATCCCCCAATACAGATTTAAAAAGGGGTAATTCTTTTCTTGATTTAAATGATGCTACTACTGGTTCACTTTCAGATTATGTTAATTCAGGATCTGTAGTGGAAGAATATATTGTTCCAGATGTAATTGTAGGTTCATTACAAACAGATGTTATTCGAGGGTTGGTTTTACACACATCTTCTTCAAGTGTTTACTTAACTTCAGATTCATCTAATTTAAGAGGATACTCATGTAGAAAAACACCAGTTGCTAGTGGTAGTAATGAGTATAAAATAAATTATCTACATAACCCTGATACTTTTATTGAGGGAACACCAATTAGAATGCATGATGGTAGTAGTAAAGATGTTGAAGACATTCAAATTGGAGACATTGTATCATCTTATAATATTCCTGGACAACCAGAAGATACAGCAGGCCCATTTCAATTAAGTAATATGTGGAGTTGGTCAACTTCATCTATAGAGAATGCTGAACTTACAAGTTCAGTTGTAACTGGATGGGGAAGTGATGAATTAGATCAATATTATCTTATTAATAGTTCATATAAAATAGGAACTGGGGCATCACTTTTTGTAAAATCTGGTTCAGAGTATTGTTTTAAACTGCCTGAATATGTTGAGACTGGAATGAAAATTTTAAGTAGTTCTGAAGAAGAAATTAATATAGATAGTATATCATTAGTGAGTGAAACAACTACTTTTTATTCCTTAGATGTTGAAGAAATAGATACATACTTTGGTTCAGATATTCTTGTTCATAATTTACCACCATGTTTTGTTGGTGGAACACAAATTCAAATGCATGAAGGAGTAAAATCTATTGAAGAGGTAGAGATAGGTGATATTGTTAAATCATTTGATGTAGGAACAAGTTCAGTTGTTGATTCTAAAGTAACAAAAACATATGTACATACTGATAGATATTATATGATTTTAAATGGAAATATTAAAACTACTTCTGTTCATCCATTTTATACTGATGGTAAGTGGGTAGAGGCTGGTGATTTATCAATTGGAGATAAAATACTTCATGTAGATGGATTGGAACATACAATTGAAACTATTGAGTTGAGTGATGAACAGGTTACTGTATATAACTTTGAGGTAGATGGAACACACAATTATTATGCTGAGGGTTATTTAGTGCATAATAAATAATTTTAATAAAAAATAATGGTTTTAAATAAAAAAATTCTATATGTGAATGGTTGTAGTTGGGTTGAGGGTGATGAACTTGAAGCCCAAAAAGAGGAAAGATTTAGTCGGTTAATATCAAATGACTTAAATCTTAATGAAGTTAATGAATCTATCTCAGGTTGTAGTAATGAAACAATCATAGTCAATACTATGAAATGGATTTACAATAACCAACAACTTCACAATGAAACAATATTTATTATAGGATTTACAATAGAGAGTCGTTCTAAATATGATTGGGAAATGTATGATATAATTTTATTCCAAACATTTTTACAATCACTTGGAGTAGAACACATATTATTTTTTTCATTTGGAAAATCACATAGAGATTTAAATATTAATAATTTTACAGACAAAGCTTTTTATGAGGTTATAACACAAGATAAAAATAATTTAGAAAAAGTATTTTGTAAAAATGGACATCCAAATGAAAAAGGACATAGAATTTTTGCAGATTATTTAAAAGGTTGGATAGATGATACAGAATAATAATTGGCAGTGGTATATGAGTAAACCAAATTTTTTCACAAACGATGAGTGTGATGAATTGGTTGAAAGAATAAAGAATACCGAAAAAAGTGAACAAGGTTGTTTAGATGACCACTTTGGTGATGATCACAATACAGATTTTAGAAATGTTACAGAATGGTATTTACACAAAGATATGAGAGATTATGTTGTAGGGGATTATAGTTCATTACAACAGAAATTATTTATTGCGGCTAAGATGTGTAATCATTTATCTTGGAATCTTCATATACAAGAACCAGAAAATAATATGAAATTGATTGAATATAAATCAGATAATTTTTATACATGGCATTCAGATTTTAATAATGGTGAGAGTTCAAGAAGAAAATTAGTTACAATACTTCAATTATCAGCTCCAAGCGAATATGAAGGTGGTTCTACACAATTAGCAATACAAGACCCAAAGACTTTAGAATTTTATGAAATGCCAAAAGAAAAAGGAACATTATTAATATTTTGTCCATTGTTATTTCACAGAGTTACACCAGTTACAAGTGGTGTTAGATATTCATTACAAGAATTTATAATAGGAAATACTTTTGTATAAACCAATAGATATAGATACTCTTAAAAAAAATCCATCATTTAGATGGTGGTTAACAAGGGATAATTTCTTTACTGAAGATGAATGTAATGAAGTACGAAACTATATTGATAATAATGCAAAACCAAAGGTAGGTTCGTATTCTATTATTGAAGAACAACCAACGATGGAAGATGAGATTTGTAAGTTAAATATTGCTGATATTGTAGAACAAAAATATTTAGATAAAGTTTGGAGTTTGATTGAAATAGCTAACACTACATCTTTCAAATATAATATTTCAGGTATATATAAAAATAAACTTATGGGGCATAGATATGATGGAGAGGACTGGTATACACCACATTCAGATTTCCATCCCATTGATCCTTTTACTGTAGTTAAGTTAACTATAATTATATTTTTAAGTAATGAGGGAGAGGATTATCAAGGTGGTGAATTTAAGTTTTTCGATGGTACACACATTGAATCAAGAAAGGGCAGGGCTTTAATATTTCCATCATTTTATGGACATGAAGTAAAACCAATTACAAATGGACATAGATATTCCTTAGTTACTTGGGCCGTTGGAGACACTTTTGTATGATGGACAAAAAAGATTTAAAAATAGCTTTATGTATTTGTCCACAATGGTCTATATCAACTCCTTCATTTGCGTTAGGTAGTTTAAATACAGCCTTAAAGGAGGCGGGGTTTAATCCAACTCAATATGATATTAATATGATGAGTTCATTGTATTTAAAAAATAATCATAAAGAGTATTTTAAAAAATGGACTCAAGATGATCCTTGGTCTACAAAGGGAGTTTTTTGGGAACAAATTGTTCCATTGTTTCAAGAATTTTGGTTTGATATAGTAAAAGAATTATCTGAATTTGATGCAGTTAGTTTTACTACATATTCATCAAATATAATGACAACAGATTATCTTGCTCGTTATTTAAGACAACTTAATCCCAATATACATATATGGTATGGCGGCCCATTTTGTTGGTATGGTGAAAACGGTGGACTTAGCGAACTTGGTTCAAATCAGTCAACTAATGAATCATTGATAAAAGGAAAGTACAGAGAATTTGTAGATGTTGGATGTGGTACAAATGAAGGTGAGAAAACTATTGTAGATTTAGCAACCGATTTAATAGAAACTGGGAGTTATGATAATACAAATGGAATTTGGAAGTGGGATAAACTAAGACCATCATTCGCGACTGTATTAGAACAAGGTCGTAGTGGTAGAAAACCAGTTTATACTGGCAATTTACAGATAATGAACCTTGATACTTTAAGTACACCAACTTGGAGTGAAGAAGTTTTAAAAGGTTATACTGAAATTAGAAAAGAAGATAAAACATCAGATTTTGGCCCAAAGTTGACAGTACCAATTCAAGGTTCAAGAGGATGTACTTTTAAATGTACTTTTTGTAGTGAGACTCGATTGTATAGATATAGAAGTCCTGAAAAGTTAATTGAAGATATAACAAAATTAAATAAAGAATATGGAGTTGAAAATTTTTGGTTTACAGATTCATTGATAAATGGTTCAATAAGTAATTATAAAAAATTTGTTGATGTATTAAATGAATTAATTGACAAGGGAGAATTACCAAAAATAAGATATGGTGGTTATTTTAGAACTCATAAAAAAATGAATGAGAAGTTTTTAGATGAAGCAAGAAAATCAGGATTGGTTTATATGAATATCGGAGTAGAGAATGGAGTTCCAAAAACTTTAGCACTAATGGAAAAGAACCAAACTCCAGATGTTATTAAAATGTATTTAGATGCAGTTACAAAAGATGATAAAATTGTATTTGATGCGGGATGGATACCTGGTTATCCAAGAGAAACTACAATTGATTTTATAAGTAGTTTAAAGTTTTTGTTTGATACTAAACATAATTTTAAATATGATGTTGAAAAAACTGGTAGAATTAATTTAATGAAAGGTACAGATGTCTTAGTGGATACACCACTTGATACTGAAAGGGAAGTTTTTGATATTTCAAAAGATGAAAGTTTACTTAAAAATTGGATAAGTAATGATTATAGAAATAATATTTTTAATAGGAATTTGAGATCACATTTAACAGATTTATTTTTGAACATTTTTAAAATTAATAAAAGAGGGATGATTAAGGATGGGGATGTTTCAATGGCTCAA